CGATGTCCTTGAGTGCATAGAGGTATGCCGCTGCGTAGTTGGCATGGAGAATAGCCACGACTGGGGACTTGTCTTGCTGCGCTGCCGTAGCATATCGAGCAGATTGACGAACGAGCTTCTCGATGGACTTGTTCAAACCCCTCGTCTTGTTCTGCATCATTAGGAAGAGAACAAAGATGGCAGCTATCAGGTAGAGGTACATCTCTTACTTTACCTCAAGAAAGTTTTGACAGTCCTGCATCGTCTTCACATGGTCACCTTCATCGTCGCGAACTCGGGTAAAAACGTCGTACAAGTTGTTGACATCGTCATAATAGTTGGCAGCCACAGCTGGGGGTTTCTCGAGTGAAAGGCTCGCTTTGTTTTGTTTGAGGAATTCATCATAGGTATGATACGCGTGTTCCTCTACCTGTTCAGAGAGATTGTATGCCATCCTCGGTGACACCACATATAGAAGGCATGTCAACCAGTAGTATGCAAAGGCTGTGTGCTGTGCGAAAAATCTGTCAACAAAGCGCTCATCACCACCCAAGTCTTCCATGATGAGGAGATGATGGTACTCATTCATGGTTTGAGCGAAATGTGTCTCTAGGTAATCAGCACGCCTCCAGATATCGAGCGACTCATACAGGTGTAGAACCGAGACAAACGAAAAATACGGGACACGGGCGACCGTCTCGAGGACATAGAATCGAGCGTAGTCGCGATCCTTGTACACTCTGTCGATGACATTTACAGCTGTCCCGACAACAGCCTTATTGATACGCTTCTCAAATTTGCGAGCAGTATTCACGTGAGGCTTGATAGTCGCGAGGGTGAGCATATATTTTGTATGGATGTTTATTTTTAAATAAAACCTAAGTTAAAAGTTAGACCTGTAATAAATCCAAGAAAGTATGGAGAGTGTCCAAAAGCTCACCCACATCGAACACATTCTCAAGAGACCTGACTCCTATGTCGGTCCAGTTGAACAGGGTACCGAACCCTACTGGATCCTCGATGGTTCTACCTTCACCAAGAAGAACCTGAAATATTCCCCAGCCCTCTTGAAAATCTTTGATGAAATCCTCGTCAACGCCATCGACCGCAATTCTCTCCACCCCAAACAGGTCAGTTCCATCTCCGTCGCCATCGACAAGGATGTGGGTTCAGTGACTATCGAGAATAATGGCCCCCTAGGTGGTATCGGTGTTCGTATGCATGAGAAGGAAGGTCTCTGGAACCCTGAGCTCGTTTTTGGTCATCTCCTCACGAGTACCAACTATGATGACTCTCAAAAGAGGATTGTCGGGGGTCGCAATGGCTACGGTGCCAAGTTGGCGAACATCTACTCTACCGACTTTTCCGTCATCATCAAGGATCATGAGACGAAGCAGACCTATACCCAAAAGTGGTCGAAGAATATGACCGTCTGTGACCCACCAAAAATCAAAAAACATTCGGGTGCCACATCATCCGTCTCTATCACTTTCACACCCGAGTGGAAGAGGTTTGGAATGTCCAAGATGGACGATACCATCTACAACATTTTCCAGAAACGAGTTTGGGATGCGAACATCTGTACGACTCAGAACTGTAAAGTGAAGTTCAACGGTGATGTTCTCCCCAAACAAAACTTTGAAGCCTATGCCAAAATGCATGAAGGTGTTCAAGAAGTTGCCTCTGTGACTGGAGACCGTTGGTCGGTGTGCATTGGACCCTCCGAGAACGGTCTCGACCAAGTCTCTTTCGTCAACGGTATCTGTACCATGAAAGGTGGCACCCATGTCGACCATGTCGCCAACCACATTGCCAATGGAATCATTGATGACATGGCGAAGAAGATTAAGTTGAAGCCTCAACAGGTGAAGAACGCTTTTACCATCTTCGTGAAGGCAACCCTCGAGAACCCAACCTTCTCGAGTCAGGTAAAGTCTGAGTGTACTTCGAAGGCTCCCGACTTTGGTTCGAAGTTTGAACCCCCGAAGAACTTTGTGAAGAATGTTCTCAAAACTGGTATCGCCGATGAACTTACGGCACTCTCGAAGTTCAAGGAGATGAAGGAACTCAAGAAGACTGATGGAGCCAGAAAGTCTAAGATTACTGGTATCCCCAAACTGGATGACGCGAACAAGGCTGGTACGTCACAATCTGGGAAGTGTACACTCATCGTGACGGAGGGTGACTCGGCAAAGACTCTCGCTGTCGCTGGCCTCTCTGTGGTGGGTAGAGACCACTATGGTGTCTTCCCCCTCCGTGGTAAATGTAAGAACGTCAGGGACTCTTCGGTGGCACAGTTGACCTCCAACCAGGAGTTCAACGACCTCAAGAAGATTTTGGGACTTCAGCAGGGTAAGGAGTACACGAGTGTCTCCGAGCTTCGTTATGGTCGTCTCATGATTATGACTGACGCGGACAATGATGGGTCTCACATCAAGGGTCTCATCCTCAACATGATTCACTACTTCTGGCCGAGCCTCCTCAAGTTGAACTTTGTGGTTTCGATGGTGACACCAATCATCAAGGCTACGAAGGGTTCTGACACCAAGTCTTTTTACACTGACTCGGCTTTCAGAACATGGTACGGTTCGGGGAAACAGGGGTGGAAAATCAAGTACTACAAGGGTCTCGGTACTTCCACGAGTGCTGAGGCTCGTGAATACTTCAAGAAGATTCAAGACCTCACTGTGAAGTTTGATATGGATACGATGACAGATGACTCCATCGTTCTCGCCTTTGATAAGAAGAAGGCGGATGCACGTAAGTCTTGGCTTCTCGAGAGTACTGCCAAAGATGCTGACCAACTCGAGATACATTATGGCAACGTAAAGCAGTTGGATATCACTGACTTTGTACACAAGGACTTGGTGAACTTCAGTCTCGCAGACCTCAAGCGCTCTATCGCCCATGTGGCAGATGGACTCAAACCTTCCCAACGTAAGGTGATGTACTCCTGTTTCCAGAAGAATCTCACCGCAGAAATGAAGGTGGCACAACTGGCAGCCTATGTGGCTGAAAAGAGTGCATACCATCACGGTGAGGTTTCCCTCGCGGAGACGATTGTGAAGTTGGCCAACGACTACATGGGTTCGAACAACATCAATCTACTCGAACCTTGTGGTCAGTTCGGTACACGACTCATGGGTGGTAAGGATGCGTCTCAGACGAGGTACATCTTCACGAAGCTTACCAAGGAGGCTCGAAAACTCTTTGACCCCAAGGATGACGCCATCCTCAATTACTTGGACGATGATGGTCGTCCCATCGAACCAGACTTTTACATGCCGACCCTACCTATGGTTCTCGTGAATGGGACGGAGGGTATTGGGACGGGGTTCAGTTGCTATGTGCCACCATTCAACCCCGATGACATCAAGGAAAACATCAAGCGGATGTTGGGTGGTGAAGAGCTTGTACCTATGAAACCGTGGTTCAGGGGTTTCAAGGGTAAAGTGTACAAGGATGAAGGTGGTCTTTGGGTGACTGAAGGTACGTGGAGAGACACTGGCTCCAGACTCAAGGTCACAGAGCTTCCCCCAGGTCGTTGGACTCAGGATTACAAGGAGTATCTGGATGGTCTCGTCGAGAAGAAGATGATTACGAGCTACACAAACAACAGTACCACCGAGGATGTTGACTTTGAAATCTTTGGGTACAACGGTAAAGACCTGGTCAAAGACCTCAAGATGAGGAAGACGTTCCATGTCTCCAATATGCACCTGTTCCACCCCACAAAGGGAATCCACAAGTACGAGAGTCCCGAGGAGATTCTTCAAGACTTTGTGGAGTTGCGACTCGAACACTACAAGAAGAGAAAGGCGCACCTCATCGATGTTCTCGAAAAGAGGGCTGAGATGTGTGGACACAAGTCAAAGTTTGTGACGATGGTCATCGAAGGAAAGTTGGTGGTCTTCAAGAGGAAGAAGCAGGAGTTGGAGAAGGAGATGTCCGCAACATTCCCCAAGATTGATGGTTCGTGGGACTATCTTCTCAACACGAAGACTATCGAGTACACTGAGGAACGCGTCAAGGCACTAATGGATGAGGCGAAGCAGGCGAACGTAGAACTTGAGCGTATGTTGAAGACAAGCCATGTGACAATGTGGAAAACGGATATTAAAAATATGTGAGTAGTAGATAGATATGGGTGAAGCCGCTAAAATTTCCCTGAAGGCTATTGGAAAGCAGGATACACACCTCCTTTCCAAAGACCCTGAAGACACGTTCTTTAATAGTAAAAATGAACTCAGACATTCTGAATTTAGAAAATACCATCGCTCGCGTAACGTTGTCAACCCTGGACAAGTCGTAAACTGGCCATTTGGGCAGACGATAAAGGTTGAGTTTCACCCTCAAAACATGGGTGACCTTCTCAGTAACATGTGGTTGAGTGTGACTATGCCTGGACTCACAAACCCCTCTACAGGATTTTACGCAGACCAGTTGGGTCGACACATTCTCAAGAGTGTCACGATGTTTGTTGATGAACTCGAAGTTGAAAAAATTCACGATGATTGGGGTATCATATACGACGAACTCTATCTTGAAATGTCAGAGAAGGTGGCGAATCGGTTCTTAGTCAACAGGAATCTTGGCTTTGATGATTCAACCACAGCTGCATTTAAAGAGATTTCTCGGAACAGCTCAGACCTCATGATTCCCCTTCATTTCTTCTTCTCTCGGAAGTTTGCGAGTGATGAGTATTCATCGAACGCACCAAATCGTCCCTATTTCCCTCTGTGTGGAATACACAGACAGAAGATTATTTTCGAGCTTGAGTTTCACAAACAAACCTTCTTCACGGAGAGTACAAAGGTACTTGAACTCGGTGAATTTAGACTCATCACTGAAGAAATCACAGTCAACCCAGAGGAGCGTAAATATTTTGCGAATGAGAGACAGACGTTTATCACAGACCTGGTGCGTAAACACCCAACAACTGTGAGTGAAACTGGAAAGGACAGCATTCGCACAAACCTCGTACCAAACATCCCTGTTAAGTGTATCCACTGGTTTCTCAGAAACACCGATTTCGAAAATGAAGATATCGCCAATGGACCCGAACCAGCCAACTTGGAGAAGCAATTTTGTCAAAACCGTTTCAACTTTTCTTCAAACGTAAACTTCGACGAGATTCAAACATTCTTCTACCCCATCATGTCCGAAGCGAGTTTTTACATTAACGGTAACAAACTCCCAAATGTTTCCAACACCAACCACAACTACTACAAATATCTCATCCCATCGAGGAATCGTCTAGCGAGACCTTTCAGGAATGTGTACACATACAGTTTCTCGATGAACCCAGTAAACGTGGAACCATCGGGAAACTTGGATTTTAGTCAGATTCAGTCAGATAAAACATCGATAGAAGTGAAACTAGATACGAGTGAAAATTCTTTGGTGAATGTGGAATCTAATACGTACTCTCTAAACATGTATTACACGGGGTATCAAACGTTTGTATTTGATAAGGGATTTATGTCAATTGCTTACTAAAAAGTGCCGTCTTGTTTGAGGCTATGTAGTCAATGATGTTATTCTTGATGCACCATTTGATGAAATTCAACTGCGCCAGGGTTGTGTGGATTTCATGAGATGTCCCAGGAATCGTGTATGCAAACTTCTCTGACCGACAGAAAGGGTCAAAGAGTTTTTTGCTGTATCCATCCAAACTCGACTTGTATGCACAATGCACAGTAAAAAGTTTTCCATCAGTTGTCTTGTACGACGTATTGTTCTTCTTGGCATAGTTTGTGATGAACCATTCCAGATTTCGAAGTGAGATGCCACTCGACTTATCCAAGATGGTTAGTAGTTTAGTTCGGTTTTTTTCATTTTCGTAAAAGCCGTTTATCGAATTTAGTAGAATACCCGATTTACTCATTACAAATATCTCGCCCTAATTCTATAAGCCCTTTTGAATTTCTTCACACATGAGTTTGTTCAAATCCAGGTAACTGTTTGAGTTTTCGCAGCCTGGACATCCACTGACATTCATCTGCTCGGGTCCGTGGGTATGTAAATTTTTACTTGGGAGGTGACGCCTCTTGATACGTTCCCCCTGAGCTTTGTGGTATCTACAGTAGCCATCATGAACGGCTCTGAAAGAACACCTCTTCGTTCCCTCCGCAGTCGTCTTCGTACCCTTACATCCCCCAGACTTGTTCGTCTCAGGTACGTCTCGCAAGAGAAGATCAAGGGGTATACCATGGGTCTTGGAAACATTCTCCAGGGTCATACTGAGTTTATATTCAGTGTACCTAGAAACCTCATCTTCAACCATCTCGTACATGTGTTCGTTGATAGCATCCTCGATACGACCTGGAAGTTCTTCGACGACCAGTTTCTTTACGCTATCAGCGACGATTTTCGAAATCTTGTCCTTCGAAATCATGACTTATTCATACTTTGCTCGTAGTTTTTAAATAAGTCTTCAACCGAATTCTCTCTTTGTCTTTTTTGCTTAAGGCGTTCCCGAAGGTCGGCAACTTTTCCAGTGTCGTCGAGACCCTGTTTTCTACACTCTTCGATGAGCTCCTCTTTTTTCATGGTACTCAGAGCGGGTTCACGCTTTTTGGGAGGTGGCTTGTGGGACTCGATGATTTCACCAAAAATCTCTTGCTTCGTGTTATCATACAGGGGGTCGAGTAGGTCACATACAGGGTTCAAGAACTTGTTCACGAAGTAGTAGTGGTAATCCACGGGTATATTGTTCTCCTCAACATACTTAGGGTCTTCAGACTTTTCAAACGCTTTCGCTCTAGGGTTACCCGTATTTACGAGTAGGTACGGGACGCGGTCTCCAGATTGTGGTTCAGAACCAGGCTTCCTTTCACGCATCTTGTTGACCACCTGTACGTGTGCCTGATTGATTTGCGAACTTTGTGGACTCGTGATGGATACTGCGTTCCCCCCAACTTTGTATGAATCTGCTAAGGACTGACTCAACACAAGCTTATCGTTAGATACCTGACCACTCAAAAGTTCGTTTGCGCGTTTCTGTGCCAACTCTTTGGGTGGACCCGTGTCGTTCGATGTCAACACAACATCGAGAAGTTCCTTGCACACCTCCCGAACATGTGGTGTATTGTCTCGACGAACAACTTGAAGACCCTTGATGTCTATGTAATCCATGTGCATCTGGTCATCCTTCCCCTTTGTCCACAACTTGGCAGCGTAACGCTTCTTCGAATACAAGAAGTATGGCCAGTACACCTTCTCAAGTTCCAGGTTATTAGGCTTTTTGAAGAGAGCGCTACATTCCTCAGCCGCCCTTTCACCAATTTCCCAGCTGTACTTCACAGCTTCTTCACCCGTGCGGTCACCTACATCAAACTCAACCATCACTGAATCCGTGTCACCATATCTCACCTTTGCACCAGGGAAATTCTTCTCTACGTAGTTCTTCGTGTCTTCAATCATCGCACGACCTT